CAGGTTTACACGCCGTAACTATGAGAATATAGAATCCAAAGCCAATGTGCTTACGCAGATGCTATCCAATAACAAGATACATCCGCGACTGGCCTTTGAACACTGCGGTATGTTCGCTGACCCTGATCTTGCTTACGAAATCAGTATGGAATATGCGGAAGAGCAGGAAAGAAAAGCTCTGGAAAGGGCGAAGGTTGTAGGAGGGGAAGACAATGAGTCCAAAATTAACACCGACTCTGATAAGTCAAATCGAAACGATCCTCAAAAGGGGAAATCAGGCGGAGATCAAGATTGAGCAGGGTCAGGTAGCCGTAATCGAGATAAAGCGTAAGCTCAGGGTTAAGGAAGACCCGAAGGCCATATAGGAGAGACAGCTTAAGCAAAGGTTTAAGCGAATCCGAAGGGATTGTGAGGCAACTCATAATCCCATTTTATTTATGAAAGCACTATGGATAAATATTCACTCGCAATAGATGAACTGAATTACATGATACCGATGATCATACTGGACGCGCTTGAAAGTATGGATGATCCTGAGGCACAGACACAGGCCGTTATCGACAATGTACTGTCGCTTCTGATTCGTGCTTACAGGGAGGGCGCACAGACTGTAGCAATCATGCTTGGTATCGAGTATGAGGTCAATTCTGACAAGATGGCAGAGGTTATCTATCTGCTGATAGAGGATATGACCTTTGAAGACCGTATCAGAACGCACATGGCGGCTGAAAACTACGGAGCCTTGGAAAACCTCATACTCAGTGAGTATCACAGGGTATTCAACAATGCCGGATACGATGTTGCAGGTGATTACGTTACTCATGGCGGCATGGCCTATAAGACATGGATCACGGTAGGAGACGAGAAAGTCCGTGACACCCATGACTATCTGGAAGGAATGACTGTCGCGTATGACGAAGAGTTCTTCACCTATGACGGAGACAGCGCACGCTTTCCGGGGGACTTCAGTGATGCTGCAAACAACGCAGGGTGCCGTTGCACTATCAAATATGTTATCGAGCCATAAGGCAATGATATAAGCGGCAGGGAAGCCGCGTTATAAATCTCGCACACTCAGACAAGAGGATAAAACAGAAAACATAGTTAGGGAAAACTTAAATCGCAAAGGAGGAAACGAAATGAGTATTGATTTTCTGAAGGGACTGCTCGGTGATAGCTACAAGGAAGGTATGACTGAGGAGGAGATCGCAAATGCGCTTGAGGCCAAAAAGGTGAATACCGAAGAGGAGCATACAAAGCACCTCAAGGGACTTATCTCTAAGGCTAATAGTGAAGCAGCCGATTGGAAGAAGAAGTATCAAGGAAAACTGGATGAAGAAGAGAAGAAGGCTCTTGATCAGGAAGAGGCGCAGAAGGCTACAGATCAGAAGCTTGCTGACCTTGAAGCTGAGAACAAGAAGCTTGAGCGTTCAATCGCAATCTCGGATCAGACAGGAAAACTGATAGCACTGGGATACACTCAGGAACTTGCTTCTTCGACTGCTACAGCAATGGTTGACGGGGATATGGACACGGTTCTGAAGAATCAGTCTACTTTCGTGGAATCCGTCAAGCAGGAGGCAATAGCCGGGAAGATGCGTGAGACCCCAAGGCCGGGTGCAGGTGCAGGTGGAACAGACAATACACCTGAGGACTACACAAAACTGGCTCAGGAAGCGCAGAAGAACGGTGATTTGTCTACCGCAGCTTACTATACAAGACTTGCAGGAGAAGCAAGTCAGAAAGAGGCAGAAATTAAGTAATTTATAAGGAGGTAATACCATGGCAACACAGGGTACTGCACAGAGTTTCGGAGTTCTTAACTACTCCGGCATGCTCTTTAACAAGGGCAACACACGCACTCCGCTGTCTTCGATCATCGGTTCAAGGGCGAAAGTCACTGACCACGTAGAGTTCGTAACAGGACAGGAGTACGCAACTGAAGGCGGATCGCAGCCAAACATCAGTGAAACTGCTTCGCTGACAGCACCAACCGCTGACTACATCACCAGAGAGCAGAAGACCAATGTTACACAGATATTTCAGGAGAGCGTAGGCGTTTCCTATGGAAAGATGTCTAACATGGGTACTCTCTCAGGTCTGAATGTAGCAGGTCAGGAAGCAAATCCAATGAGAGAGCTTGATTTTCAGGTCGCAGCTAAGATCGCTAAGGTCAACGCTGATATCGAGTTTACTTTCATTCAGGGTGAGTATCACAAGGCTGTGGCTGACAACGAAGCAAACAAGACCAGAGGTCTTAACGCTGCTATCGAGAGTAACGTAATGGACATGGGCGGCAAGCCGCTTAGCTTCTGGAAGATCGCTGAACTTCAGAAAGCTATTTCTGATGGTCATGCACCGATAGACGATCTCACCGTATGGTGTGATGCGACTACACTGTTCCAGATCAACGCTGACGCTGAGCAGAATGGAATGACTATCGTTCCGGCTGCAAGAGAGATCAACGGTATTCAGCTTGCACAGTTGATTACTCCTCTCGGAACAGTCAACCTGTATCGCGGAGAGTACCTGCCTGTAGGTACAGCATTCCTGCTGAACCTTGGCGCACTCGCTCCTGTATATCAGCCAGTACCGGGTAAGGGCAACTTCTTCCTTGAAGAGCTTGCTAAGGTCGGCGCAGGTTCTAAGTATCAGCTCTTCGGTCAGATCGGCCTTGATCACGGCATGGAGTGGTTCCACGGTAAGTTCTCGAACCTGTCCACAGAGTTTGAGGCACCGAAGTGGAGCAAGAGCGTATATATCGCAGGTGGTACTGTCGCTACAACTGAGACTGATGCTGTACTTGAGTCTGCGACTCTTGACAAGGCAGAGGTTGAGGCTTCTGACACAGCTAAGGTCGCTGTAGCAAGCGTAGACTTCGATGTTGTTCCGGCAACTGACGCGACACTTGCTTATCTCTGGCAGATAAGAACAAAGTCGGGTAAAGACTGGACTGACCTGACAAGTGCCTACACTGGCTACAACACATCTGAGCTGACAGTCAAGGCTGCTGATGCTGAGAAACACTACAGATGTAAAGTAACTGCTTCTGGCTCTGCAAGAGGCACAGTTTACACAGAAGAGTGTACAGTACAGGCTGCTCAGGGCTAATTGAGAAAGGAGGGTGGTCAGAATGACTGACGCTACGAAAAGAGACATGCTGAAAGACATGACGGGTGAGGCGGACAGGGACGTTCTGACCACTTACCTGAAGATAGCCGCAGGGATCGTCCTTCGCAAACGGTTCCCATTCGGTACTACAGAAAAAACGGTGCCTGAGGAATATGGAGAGGTACAGGTAGAGATCGCGGCATTTCTTCTGAACAAGCGTGGTGCGGAAGGCGAAAGCTCACATACCGAAAATGGTATCACTCGCAGGTATGACGATGGGGACATCCCACCGGGGCTGCTGCGCCGCATCACGCCGAAGGGGGAGGTGTTGTAGATGAAGCTGCAAAAGCGGAATCTGAAACCTATCTGGTACTGCTTGTACACGGGTAAGGAATCCATAACGGATGATCAGGGCTACGAAACGGGCGAATACAGAGTGACGTACTCTGACCCCGTGGAAACTAAGGTCAATGTGTCCCCGGCTACGGGATGGTCTCAGGTAGGGATGTTCGGCAATCAGGAGTCTTATGACAAGGTGATTGTTACAGACGATATCAACTGTCCTATAGACGAGAACACGGTACTGTTCATCGACAAGGAACCACAGAAGGACGGAGACACGTACATCTTCGACTATGACTATGTTGTCAAAAGGGTTGCAAAGTCGCTGAATTCTATCGCAATAGCCGTAAGCAAGGTGAAGGTTGAGTAATGAGGAAGGTAATACATGTTGAACTGAATTCTGCCAGTATAGATCATGCTATCCGCGAACTTCAGAACTACAAAAAGTGGATTCTGGAAAAGACACAGGAATTCTTGAAGGCTCTTGGGGAAGAGGGTGTGCAGATATCATCTGTGAAATTCTCGGAAGCAGAGTATGACGGAACCAATGATGTTTCATGTTCGGTGGAAGAGCGTGACAGCACGAAGGTAGCTGTAGTGGCTATCGGAAATGCGACACTGTTTATCGAATTCGGTACAGGCATAACCTACGCAGACAATCATCCTGAGGCCGCTGCAAACGGTATGATCCGCGGTGAATATGGTCACAGACTTGGACGACTGGAAAAGGGTTGGAGATATAAGGGTGATCCCGGCACACACGGAGAGATCATCACAGAAGGCAAGCACGCAGGTGAAGTACATACCTACGGTAACCCTGCCAATATGTGCATGTATCTTACTATCCGTGAACTGGAACAGAGATTTGAGGAGATAGCAAGGAGGGTATACGTATGATCGACTGTGAAAACGAAGTCTTCTCACGGATAGCACAGCACTTACGTACTGAGTTTGAGGGCGACATCGACATTGCAAGTGAATATGTGAAATCCCCTTCTGCTTTTCCCCACGTCTCAATCGTGATGATGGATAACTCGATGATGGAATCGACTATAGACAGCGGTGACCATGAGGTAGCAATCACGATGTTTGAAATCAACGTCTATTCAAACAAGGCCGCGGGGAAGAAGGGCGAATGTAAGAAAATCGTGTGTATTGTTGATGAATTTCTCAAAAGTCTGAACTTCAGACGAATGAGTCTTACCCCGGTGCCTAACATGGAAGACGCATCAATTTATAGGATGGTAGCCCGTTACCGTGTGGTGACGGACGGAAACTACTTTTACGGGAGGTAATAACAATGGCTACAAGTACATATAAGACATACCTCATGCACAAGGCAGCATCGGCTTCAGATTATTCTAAGCTGATCGACATAGCAGATTTTCCTGATCTTGGTGGTACGCCGGAACTTCTGGACACTACTACTCTGTCAGACGCAATGAAGACCTACATCAATGGTATTCAGGAGGCAGAGGGTCTTGAATTCAACACGAACTACACGAAGACAGGCTACGCTGCTCTGAAAGCCCTTGAAGGTAACGAAGAGGACTACGCCGTATTCTTCGGTACTGATTCAAACGGTGATCCTGATGGAAGCGAAGGTATCTTTAAATTCAAAGGTGACCTGTCAGTACACGTTACAGGTGCAGGGGTCAATGAGGTTCGCAAAATGCTTATTAGCATTGCACCGACAACTGAGATCGAGTTTGAGTAATCCGCATAGGATATCAATTTTAAGAATTGGAGGAATCAGCTATGGCTAAAACTATCACATTTGAATACAAGGGTGTTGATTATACTCTGGAATACACAAGGCGCACCATAAAGCAGATGGAGAATGAGGGCTTTGTGGCAAGGAAGATGGAAGACATGCCTATGACATTACTTCCTGACCTGTTCGCAGGTGCGTTCAAAGCGCATCACAGGAAGGTAAAGAGGGACGTTATTGATGAAATCTACGCTTCTCTGTCCAACAAAGAAGAACTGATCAGCGCACTCGCTGAAATGTATAACGAACCTCTTGAAAGCCTCATGGATGAACCAGAAGAGGGAAACGTGGAGTGGACGCCAAGTTGGTAACGGATTTGTCGTCTGAAGATGGGGGCGGCGGTGATACAGGCCGTCAGTCCCCTTTTCGTTACACGGATAAGTTTGAAGAACTATGCGGTTACTACCTGAGCGTGGGAATGTCCTATGAAGACTACTGGGACGGAGATTGCGAAATGGTGAAGTACTACCGCAAGAAAGACAAACTTGACAGAGAACGCAAGAACTTTGAACTGTGGCTACAAGGTGCGTACATTTATGAAGCACTGCTACTTGTCTGTCCGGCCTACGATTCGTTCAGTAAGCACAGGACACCGCAGCCATATAGAGATAGGCCATTGCCTCTGACTGAAACTGAAGCAGAGGTACAGGAAGCGGAAAGAGAAAAGGCCAAGATGGAACAAAACAAACAGGCCATGAAGGAAGCAGCAGAGAGGTTCAACAAGCGTTTCAAATCTAAGAAGAAAGGAGGTCAGACGGATGGCGATTGAACTTGAGGGTCTTGAATTCCAAATAGAATCCAAGTCTGAAGGCGCGACTAAGGGAGTGGATGCGCTTGTAAACAGTCTCAGCAAGCTTAAGTCTCTTACCAAGGGTGGAGCAGGTCTTACTTCGACTATCAATCAGATAGAGAAGCTTGATAAGGCTCTGGAATCCTTCAAGGGTGTAGACAAGCTTCAGAAGATAAGTGATTCGCTTCAGAGTATAAGCGGCGCGAAGATCAAGATACCTGACATATCGGGTGTGGCAGATCAGATTCAGGAGGCCAAGGATTCCGCTGTCAGAGACGTGGAACCTGCCGCGAAGATAGAGGAAGCTATACAGACACCGACAGGAAACGGTGCTGCTGATTCTGCTGTCAGAGAGGTAGCCCCTGCTTTGAATGAAGCGAATTCTTCCGCAAAGTCGTTCATGAGTACAATAGCAAGTCTGCCGGGAGTCTTTAAAAGCGGCTTTGCTACAGGCGTAGGAAAGCTGAGAGAGATACGTGCTGAACTGCAAGCCATACAGCCTGTCGCAAGTACTGTCTGGAAAGGCATTTCGTTCATACCGTACCGCGCACTTGATCACGGTATAAGCAAGATCAAGCAGACTACATCTTCTTTAGGACAGTTATTCAGCAGTCTCAAAAGGATTGCTATGTATAGATTGATTCGTTCGGCTATTGCCGCGCTGACAAGAGGTTTTCAGGAAGGTATCAACAATCTGTATCAGTACAGCAGTTTGATGGGTGGTCAGTTTGCAAATAGCATGAACAGTCTTGCTACAAGCGCGCAGTATCTTAAGAATTCGCTTGCAGCCATGGCATCACCAATAATCAATGCTCTGGCACCTGCAATAGATTTTCTGATAGGTAAGCTTGTCGCGCTTATGAATATCATCAATCAATTCTTTGCCCGGCTGACAGGACGTTCTACGTTTACGGCAGCGACAAAAGCTACAAAGTCGTGGGGCGGTGCCACAGCAGGTGCAGGTAAGGCGGCGAAGAAAGCCGCAAAGGATATTAAGAGTTATACGCTCGGTATTGATGAACTGAACATCATAGAAAAAGACAGAAACAATGGCTCCGGCGGAGGCGGCGGAGGCGGCGGAGGCGGCGGAGGCGGCTTCGGTGACATGTTTGAAGAGTTGCCGATAGATAAAAACATCAGCGACTTTGCCGATAAGCTGAAAGAAGCCTTTGAAAAGGGCGACTGGAAGGGTGTAGGCGAACTGATAGGTAACAAGATCAATGAGACCTTAGATCGTATTGACTGGAATGGTATAGGTCATAAGATCGGTTACTGGATCAATGCAGCGATACAGATCGCATACTGGACACTTGAAACCATCAACTTCCAGAAGATAGGACAGCATATAGCCGAACTGCTTAACGGTGCATTCCGGGAGATTGATTTTTACACACTCGGAAAACTGCTTGGACACGGCCTGACTGTGATTCCAGATATCCTCATAGGCATCATAATGACGCTTGACTGGGGACTTGTAGGTAAGAGTTTCGGGAATGTCTTGAAGGGCATTTTTGACCAACTTACGGAATGGTTTGAGAAGCAGGATTGGGCGGCAATAGGAGAAGCCGTATATACAGGAATCTACGATGCCCTTATGGGACTGGACGCTAAAGGTGTTGTAAAGTCCTTCGCAAAGCTGCTTGGTACCGCGTTTGGAAGTCTTCTGCAATTCTTAGGTGGTGTTCTGAAGGGGGTTTGGAAATCCATTCAGGATTACTTCAAGGGTAAGTTTGAGGAATGCGGCGGCAACATACCTGCCGGGTTATTCAAAGGAATCCTTGATGCGTTCGTGAACGTCAAGACGTGGATAGTGAAGAACATCTTTGAACCGTTCTGGGATGGTATCAAGGCCGCATTCGGTATTCATTCTCCGTCACAGAAGATGCAGGACATCGGAAAAGATATAGTAGACGGACTGTACAAGGGTATCAAGGACTTCTTTGGTGGAGGCTTTGAGACAATATCCACTTGGGCTAAGAAGGTCGTAGAGTGGTTCAAAGACTCCGGCGGTGACGGTGGAATTGTTGAGAAGTTCAAGACCACGGCAAACGACATGGTTACGGGCTTCAAGGACAAAATCGGCAATACCTATACCACTGTCAGTACGAACGTGACAACATGGGCTGCCAAAGTCAAAGAGTGGTTCACAGGCGGTGGATTCGGTGCTGTCAACCTTACGACATTTGCAGGTTACGCGTGGAACATTATAGCCGGATTCAAAGATAAGATCGGCAACAAGTACGGTGATTCACGTAGCAATCTAATCACATGGGCTTCTTCGGTAAGAAGTTGGTTCACAAGTGATGGTGGTGTTAATTCCGGCAAGTGGGAAGGTTTCGCATTGAGTGTCATATCCGGCTTCAAGAACTACATCGGTAGCCGTTATACGGATGCAAAGTCAAATATGACTACCTTTGCAAGTAACGTAGTTAGTTGGTTCAACAAGCCTGATAATCAGACACTTACTTCTCACTTCAAGGAGATAGGTAAGAACATCATTCAGGGTTTCATAGATGGTGTCAATGCCCTTTGGGATTCTGCTATGACCAAGATCAAAAACTTTGGTAAGAGCGTCATAGCCAAAGGTAAGGAAGGAACGAAAGAGTCTTCACCATCGAAAGCATTTAAGGAGATCGGCGGATTCGTCATTGAGGGTTTCAACATCGGTCTGGAAGCGGAAATGCCGCAGTCCTTCAAGATCATGAATAAGTGGCTTGAAGGGATCAACGGCTTCAGTCCACAACTGGCCTTCGGTGTAGATACTACTGCGTGGGATACATTCAACCCTAACAGCTACACAGACCAGATACAGACGAACCTGAATACAAGACAGCAGGTAACGATGTCCGGCTTCAAGGACGATATGAGGGACTTCTACACAGAATATGTGGAGCCTACATTAAACCGCATAGCGGAAGATGCACGCAGACAGGCTGATAAACAGGAGACTACTACAGTCCAGATCGGTAACCGCGTGATATCGGATGCAGTGACGGAACAGAAGAACGCTGACGGGTACAGATTCACGAAGTAAGGAGGTGGAAACATGAGCAGCTATATAGCAATAAACGGTGTTGAGTTACCACCTCCTAAGAGGGGGATCACGCCGATAGTAACAACGGTAGTGGATTCCGGGCGTAATGCAAACGGAACGGTAGTAGGTCAAAGAGTAGGCCGTGACCAGTATAAATTGGATGGCCTTGAATGGCCTTGGCTCACGGCAGCTCAATGGTCTACTATCCTGAAGCTTCTCAAGAACTTCTTTGTATACGTTACGTTCTACGATCCCGTGAGTAACAGTCAGAAGACGTTGAAGATGTATCCGGGTGATCGTTCCGCTGAACCGTACTGGATAGATAAAAACGGTAAACCTACGCATTACCGTAATTGCAAAGTAAATCTTATAGACGTAGGAGAATAGGAGGGTGATCTTATGCAGAAGGTATCAAAGGCATACAGAGAAAGCATGAAAGACATTCTCCGTGAGCGTGCGTACATCATGATCACGTTTGGCCTTCTCAATCAGGAGGCGCAGTCCAAAGCAAAGATAGACAGCGGTGATTTTACGTACTACTCAAACAAAGACAATCTGTTTTCCCGTGGTGGGGACGACACAATCTACGCCACTTTAGAAGAGGACTTCACAAAGGTGGACGGGTCAATGTTCTTCCTGCCACGGCGAAATGCCGGGGACGCATATTATGACACTGGCCTTATAGGAGCAGGTCTTGTCTCGGACGCACCGTATGAATTGATAATCAACCTTCATACGCTGCCTCTGGACTTCAAGGGTCTGACTATCAATTTTGGGGAGAACTATCCTATTGATTTCGATGTAGTGAGTTCTCAGGGTCAGGTCATAGAGTTTAGAGATAACGATACGGGAGAGTGGTCTACAGAGGAGGTGCTTGAAAGCACAACCTATGTCAAGTTGATTTTTTACAGAATGAAGAAGCCACAGAGTAGGCTGCGTATCTACTCCCTGAGGTTCGGATATGGCCTTGTCTACTATAACGATTCGGTCATGAAGTCGCAGCTTGACAGTTATGTATCCCCGATAGGCGCAGACGTACCACAGATAGATTTTTCGGTCACATTGAAGAACTACGACAAGTACTTCAACGTGGACAATCCGACATCTGCCCTGAACTATCTTGAGACAGGTCAGGAAATGGATATCTACTACGGGTACCAACTGCCGGACACGGAAGAAATTGAATGGATCAGAGGTAACCACCTACTGTGTTCAGCTTGGGAGTCTGACGACTTTACAGCTACGATCCGTTGTCAGGACGTGTTCAGGTCGATGGATGCAGAGTACTACAAGGGAACTTATAATTCCGCAGGAGTCAGCTACTATAATCTGGCGGAAGCTGTACTGGCAGACGCAGGTCAGGAAAACTACTACATTGATCCGCGTTTGAAGAACCTATACTCAAAGAATCCGCTGCCAAGGGTAAAGCATAAAGAGGCACTTCAGATAATAGCCAACGCTTGTAGATGCGTATTGACACAGACAAGGATGGGAACCATTCAAATCAAGTCAAATTTCGCTCCTGAGGCGGAAGCACAGGCCAATAGTCAAACAGCCTACTCGCATGTAGAAAACATCCTTGAGGACGATATTAAGGACGAATACGGGTCTCTCGCAACGGAGTACACCATCACAAATGGAGGAATGTTCTTCCTGCCACGTACAGGGGAGGCAACAAAGAATACAGGCTTTGTATCAGAGGCGATATCTGACGAAAACGGTCTGTTTGCGGTCAACCCTAAGGTTACCATCATACAGGAAGCACAATGTCTATATCACGGTGCCAAGATGATCTTCGGAAACGCGTTGCCGGGAGGCTTCACTATCAGGACATACAACAACAATGAACTGGTAGAGGAGTATATAAATCAGGACACGATCACAAAAACAATGTTCATCATTCATGATTTTGATGATTTTGACAAGATGGAAATCGAGTTCACGTCCACCGCGGAACCGTATAACAGGATCGTCCTGAATAATTTTGCCTTCGGAGACATTACGGACTTTACCATGACGAGAAACGACATGACCTCCTCACCGAAGGCCATAAAGCAGGAGCTTATAAAAGAGGTCATAGTGCCTTGTTACTCATATCAGAATGGCACTACGCAGGAAAGCTTAGTTTCGGAGGAACTTACAACGGCGGTCAATCAGATAGTTACGTTCTACGTGGG